TGCGCGGGCCTTTATTGCGGTTTGACACGTTGGGATTCAAATCTGCTTCGTTGCCGCCGTCGTTGAATTTGCCGATGCGGGCGTGGCGCTCGGACTGGCGCGCCAGCAGGTCAATTTCCTTGAAGTCTTTCCCTTCTTTCTGCTCCTTCATGATGATCTGGCAGTAGCGCGCGGCGGTGGTGAGCTGCATCTGATCCAGCGGCCCGTACTCACCCCATTTGTCGCGCTTCTTCCAACTGTGAACGGTTGCAACTTTCTCGCCCAGCATTTCAGCAATGCGGGCTACGCGGTATCCCTGAAAGTACAGCAGCATGGCCTGCCGACGGGGATCGAGGTCTGCGGGGGTCAGTGTCATATCCATGGCACAAGCCTACGGCCTTGACTGACGGCTTTCTCCGGCTTCGTTTTGTATGGCGAAAGGCACAAGCGCCGCGCGTTGTCTCACTCCCCCCATCCCCGCAACCATAAGGCTCCAGACAGTTTTCTAACGGAGCACAGCTCATGACAGTGAAAGCAAAGCGTTTCCGCATTGGGGTGGAAGGTGCCACCACAGACGGGCGCGAAATCCAGCGCGAATGGCTGGAACAGATGGCGGCCAGCTACAACCCGACGGTCTACACCGCGCTCATTAACCTTGAGCACATCAAATCGTATTCCCCGGACAGCGCCTTTAACCGCTACGGCCAGGTGACGGCACTGGTTGCCGAAGAGATCAAGGACGGTCCTCTGGCAGGCAAAATGGCGCTGTACGCCGACGTGGAGCCGACCAGCTCCCTGGTTGAGCTGGTTAAAAAGGGCAGAAGCTGTTCACCTCCATGGAGGTCAGCCCGAAATTTGCCGACACCGGTAAAGCCTATCTTGTCGGCCTGGCTGCCACCGACGATCCGGCAAGTCTCGGCACCGAAATGCTGGCATTCAGCGCCAGTGCCGCCCATAACCCGCTGGCGAACCGCAAACAGAAACCGGACAACCTGTTTTCTGCCGCTGAAGAAACGCTGATCGAACTGGAAGAAATCCAGGACGATAAGCCCTCCCTCTTTGCCCGCGTCACCGCCCTGTTTACCAAAAAAGAGCAGACCGACGACGCGCGATTCTCTGACGTGCATCAGGCCGTGGAGCTGGTCGCTACCGAGCAGCAGAACCTGAGCGAACGCACTGCCAAAACCCTTACCGAAAATGGCGAACGCCTGTCCGCGCTGGAATCCTCTTTACAGGAACAGCAGGCGGCCTTTGCTGAGCTGGAGCAAAAGCTCAACCGCGAAGACAGTCGCAGAGACTATCGCCAGCGCGCGCCGGGCGGTGACGCCCCGGCTGGCACCGTGACCAATTGCTGAGGAGCAAACCAACACATGAAACAGAAAACCCGCTTTGCCTTTAATGCCTACCTGCAGCAGCTGGCGCGCCTGAACGGTGTGGCCATGACCGAGCTTGCCAGCAAATTCACCGTGGAGCCGTCGGTATCCCAGACGCTGGAAGATGAAATCCAGCAGTCCGCCGCGTTTCTGACGCTGATTAACGTGATGGGAGTGGCTGAACAGTCCGGCCAGCTGCTGGGGCTGGGCGTTGGCAGCACCATTGCCGGAACCACCGATACCACCACCAAAGAGCGCGAGCCAACCGATCCGACGCTGATGGCGGACGTGGAATACAAATGCGAGCAGACCAACTTCGACACGGTGCTGACCTACGCGAAGCTGGATCTGTGGGCCAAGTTTCAGGACTTCCAGGTGCGTATCCGCAACGCCATCGTCAAGCGCCAGGCACTGGACCGCATCATGATCGGCTTTAACGGCGTGAAGCGAGCCAAAACCTCTAACCGTGGCGAGAACGTCCTGCTGCAGGACGTGAACAAGGGCTGGCTGCAGAAAATCCGCGAAGACGCGGCGGACAACGTGCTGGGCATTAAAACGGCAGACGACGGCACCGTGACCATCGAACCGGTGAAAGTCGGCAAGGGTGGTCTGTACGCTAACCTCGACGCGCTGGTGATGGATGCGGTCAACGAGCTTATCGATCCGATTTTCCAGGACGATGACGAGCTGGTTGTGGTCTGTGGCCGCGAGCTGTTGTCGGACAAGTATTTCCCGCTGGTCAACAAAGAGCAGGAGAACAGCGAGAAAATCGCCGCCGATCTGATCATCAGCCAGAAACGCATGGGTGGCCTGCAGGCCGTGCGCGCGCCGTACTTCCCGGCCAATGCTGTGCTGATCACTCGTCTGGATAACCTGTCCATCTACTGGCAGGAAGACACCCGCCGCCGCTCGGTTATCGACAACCCGAAACGTGACCGCATCGAAAACTTCGAATCGGTGAATGAGGCCTACGTGGTCGAAGACTATCGCTGCGCGGCCCTGGTGGAAAACATCGAAATCGGTGATTTCAGCATGCCCGCTGCACCGGACGTCGGGGAGTAACGCATGAGCCTGAGTCCCGCACGGCAGCACCGCCTGCGCATTCAGGCCGAGCAGGCCGCCCGGGAGGGCGGCAGTGTTCGCCATGCGTCGGGTTATGACCTGATGCTGCTCCAGCTGGCAGAGGACCGTCGCCGCCTCAAGGGCATTCAGTCCACGGTGAAAAAGGCGCAAATCAAGGTGGAGCTGCTGCCGCGATACACCGCCTGGGCGGATGGCGTGCTGGCAGCCGGAGGCGCGCAGCAGGATGACGTGCTGATGTACGTGATGCTGTGGCGTATTGATGCCGGGGATTATGCCGGTGCGCTGGAAATCGGGCGTCATGCCCTGCGCCATGGCTGGGTGATGCCGCTCGGCAATCGCAACGTGCAGACCGTGCTGGCCGAAGAAATGGCCGACGCGGCGCAAAGCGCAATGCTCGCCGCTGCACCTTTTGATGCCGAACCGCTGCTGCAAACGCTGGAGCTGACCACCGGGCAGGATATGCCGGACCAGTCACGGGCACGTCTGCACAAAGCCATCGGCGCGGTGCTGAGCGAGAACAATCCGGCATCGGCCCTGAATCACCTCACGCATGCGCTCCAGCTGGATTCCCGCTGCGGTGTGAAGAAAGACAAAGAGCGGCTGGAGCGCAGACTGCGCAACGACCGCTGACGGAACGTGCCCCGCGCACGGGCGGCACGGGATGGCGACAGGCTTTGCCTCATCAAAATCCCGTCCACCGCCCACTAATTCAGGAGAACACCGCATGAAGTTTGTTGCGCCCGAACCGGCACCGGAGCAGGCGGAGGTCATCAAAAACACTCCGTTCTGGCCGGATGTGGATCTGTCGGAGTTTCGCAGCGTGATGCGCACTGACGGCACGGTGACGCAGCCGCGTCTAAAGCAGGTGCTGCTGACCGCCATTTCCGAAGTGAACGCCGAGCTGTTCGACTTCCGCAACCGCCAGCGAATGCTGGGGTTTCAGGCACTGGCGGAGGTGCCGTCGGACGTGCTGGACGGCAAAAGCGAGCGCATCCAGCACTATCACAACGCCGTGTATTGCTGGGCGCGCGCCGTGCTCAATGAGCGCTATCAGGACTATGACGCCACGGCGTCAGGCGTGAAGCGAGGGGAAGAGCTGGCGGAGGCCAGCGGCGACCTGTGGCGGGATGCGCGCTGGGCCATCAGTCGGGTGCAGGACGCCCCGCACTGCACGGTGGAGCTTATCTGATGAAAGTGCGTGCGCACCAGTATGACACGGTGGACGCGCTGTGCTGGCGTCACTACGGGCGCACGCAGGGTGTCACGGAGCAGGTATTACGTGCCAATCCGTGGCTGGCTGAACACGGCCCCTTTTTACCGCACGGGCTGCAGGTGGAGCTGCCGGATCTCCCGGCATCAACCACCGCGCAGACCGTCCAGCTATGGGACTGAATCATGACGCTTGAGAGAGTCAGCGCCTTTATCACTTACTGCATCGCCGTGCTGCTGGCCTGGCTGGGCGACCTGTCGCTCAACGATGCGTCAACGGTCGGCGGCGTGCTGATTGGCTTGCTGATGCTGGCGATCAACTGGTACTACAAACACCAGTCTTTCAAACTGCTGCGCGGCGGCAAAATCTCGCGGGGGGAATATGAATCCTTCAATCGTTAAGCGCTGCCTGGTTGGGGCGGTGCTGGCTATCGCCGCCACGCTGCCCGGCTTTCAGTCGCTGCATACCTCCGTGGACGGGCTGAAACTGATTGCCGATTATGAAGGCTGTCGCCTGCAGCCGTATCAGTGTAGCGCGGGTGTCTGGACCGACGGCATCGGCAACACGTCCGGCGTGACGCCCGGCAAAACCATCACCGAACGGCAGGCGGCGCAGGGGCTAATCAGCAACGTGCTGATTGTCGAACGGGCGCTGGAGAAGTGCGTCGTGCCGCCGGTGCCGCAAAAGGTCTATGACGCCGTGGTGTCATTTGCCTTCAACGTCGGCACCGGCAGCGCCTGCAGCTCCATGCTGGTGAAACTGCTCAATCAAAAGCGCTGGGCGGATGCCTGCCGCCAGCTTCCGCGCTGGGTGTACGTCAAAGGCGCGTTTAATCAAGGGCTGGATAACCGCCGCGCGCGGGAAATGGCCTGGTGCCTGGAAGGGGCAGGGGAATGACTCGCACTCTGGCGATTATGCTCGCTCTGGTTATTGCTGCGCTGGGCTGGCAGTCGTGGCGGCTGAACAATGCCCGCCACACTATCGAGACGCAAGGCGAACAGCTGGAGGTTAAAGCGCAGGACCTGGCGAAGAAAAACAGCCAACTGATCGGCCTTTCCATTCTGACCGAAACCAACAGCCGGGCGCAGATGCGGCTTTATGCGGCAGCGGAGCAAACCACCGCGCTGCTACGCAACCGGCAGCATCGGATCGAGGAACTGAAACGTGAGAACGAAGTTTTACGCCGCTGGGCTGACACTCCTTTGCCTGCTGACATTATCCGGCTGCGGGAACGTCCGGCCCTCGCCGGAGGTGCAGCTTACCGTCAATGGTTGTCCGAGAGTGACGCCGTGCAGCCTGAACCCGTCAGCGCCGCGCACTAACGGCGACCTGAACGCGATGCTGGATGAAACCGAGGCCGCCTGGGCGGTCTGTGCTGACAAAGTGGACACGATAGTGACGTGTCAGGAGCGAAACAGTGAACAAGCCGCAGTCCTTACGCCGCGCCCTTAATAAGGCGATACCCTATGTGCGCGATAACCCGGACAAGCTGCATCTGTTCGTGGATAACGGTTCCCTGGTGGCAACCGGCGCGCTGTCTATGTCGTGGGAATATCGTTACACCCTGAACGTGGTGATCGAGGAT